TGGTGGTGCTGGGTTATCTTTTATTGGACGAGATCGAAATACTAGTAATAGATATGGAAGTTCCGGTTCTTCAGATTTCCATCCTGGTACTAATGAGGCTACGTTATATTTAAAGAATTCTGCCACGTTGAATGAGGGTACTGGATTATATTTGGCTCATAGGGATATTTTCAACAGTGGAGCTACTTATGATGAGTGGACTACGGATACCCCTAAGATTCAAGCAGAGGTTATGACTGGGTTTACTGGGTTTGTTGACCACGTTACTTTGGATGCTAATGCTAGATTTACTATTAATCTGCCAGCTTTAGAGTCGGCTCCGTTGGTTTTTGCCTCAATTTGTGGGCATGAGGGGATTTCGGGAACTCCAGAAAATGCTACTAACTCTGCGTGTAATGTATACCGTTGGACTACTAGTGGCGGTAAATATACAGCCGTTGAGATGCAAGTGGTTAATTATCTTAATGGTGCATATACTGGTGCTGGGTCATACTCAATAACGGCTATTGGTACTGGTAATCCAGGGACAATTACTACTACAGGCAATATGCCTAATGGTAGAGGTGTTTTTATAGCGCAAACGAATTCAACTCCTGCTATTGATGGTATTTACCATTTATCTAATAAAACAGGAAGTAGTCCGTATACGTATACTTTAACTTCTGTAAATACATCGGTATTTCCACACAATGTTACTGGTGCCGGAACTACTGGATTGATTATGTCTATGGGGCATGGACATATTGTTACCCAAGCATATGCTAACGACTATTCGGATGATGCCCCCGCTATTGGTGTCATGTACATGGTTATATTTAATTCTGGTAAAAATACTACGGGGCTGAATTCCCACTTTAGTCAAAATCACACTAATCATGGATAGACGATATGCAAAGTAATCCATATTTACTAAATCCTGAATATGACTTTATGGTTCGCATTCGTATAGATGCTGATTTATCGAATTTAAAGGTATACTACGTCACTAATGATTCTAGGAAGTACACCATTGTCGCCACTAATTATGAAGAGGCTTTAGCTGTAGCAGGCTTTACAGCGGAAGATACTACTAAGAATGATGAGGGAGTTTACTGAAGCCATTTTATAGCTATAAAAGTGACTATTGACTTCACTATAGAGCTTCTGGTATAATACGGTCATAGTAAAAAGAAGAAGAGAGAAATATGGCACCTGAGGAAATTGAACGTACTTTAATAAGTTCACTAAAGACTCCAGATCATTTACAAATATTACGACAAAAATATCGGATAACTCAGCAGCATTTCGCTTACTATCAAGACGAAGCCACATTCGTTTGGGACTACATTGAGGCATGGGGCAAGGCTCCTGACCTCAACTTAATGACCGCTTCCTACCCCGATTTTCCGTATACTCCCACGGATTCGTTTGATTACATAACTGAAATTTTTCGTAAGGATTATGTTCGACGTGCAGCTTTCCTGGCAATAGAAGCGCATGAAGATGCGATAAACCAAGATGCAGAAGTTGGTATTGTCGGAGTAATCTCTACACTGCAAGCGTTACTGCGTCACGATGATAGCATTCGCTGTGTTATTGATGCTGATGCAGAAAAGCGGTTTCAGAACTATAAAGATCGGGCAGATGGTATTAGTAAACAACGAATGTGGTGGGGAATTGAGCCATTTGATAATTTTCCCGTTATGATTTTAAAAGGTTATCTTATTGGAATTCTTGCCAATACCAAAGTTGGTAAAAGTTGGTTAGGATTAAAAATTGCTCTAGCAAATTATCTTAAAGGGTCTAGAATTACGATTATTTCTCCCGAATTCAATAGGGAGGACATGGAAGGTCGGGTAGATACCATTTTGGCCCATGAGATAGGTCTTCCAATCTCTCATGAAAAATTAATGACAGGTGTTCCTGGCATTGAAGAAAACTATAAAAAGTACTTGCAGACTATGGATAAGAAAAATCTAGTTTTTCATCTGGCTTCGACTACTAGTAAAATCACTGTATCATCAATTGCTCAAATCATTAAAACGGATAAACCAGATATGGTGTTGATTGATGGTATTTATCTAGTTAAGGATGAAGATCAAGCTCGTACTTCTTGGGAAGCAATGCAAAACAAATGTTCAGGTTTAAAGGCGTTGGCTACAGAGGCTAATGTAGCACTTGTAGTCACAAATCAGTCTGGTAGAGAGCGAAATTCAGATGAAAATTCTTCAACACCTGCAAAGGCGGATAACGTGGCCTACGGATATGATTTCAATAGGCTGGTTGATATTTTGGTTACAATCGGCAAGTCTTTGGTTAATCCTACTGTCCGTGAAATTGCTATCCCTCTTATCCGTAATGGTAGGGATGTGCATGGTTCTTACGAAATTACGTTTGATACCGATGTGGGTAATATCGGTAATTCCCTTGCAAAAGTGCCTTCAATGTCTTTGGCTGGTATCAGTTTTTAGTGTATACGTGTCTATTAGTGCAGGGTTTGTTTATGGTGGATATTTACTAAGTAGTTATTCAATTTATATAGGTATATGGTCTGGTATTCTAGCGTTTTCATTATTTACGTCGATTGTATTGTTTATCACGTTACGAGTTATGCAACAAGTTAAAGGTCGAGAATCTGCCTAAGTATATGAATACTATAGCTGACTTTTTACAGGAATCTGGATTTGTTATTTCCAAAACTTATGGAGATGAAATACTTGCCTATTGTCCATGGCATAGTGATCGTACAGCAAGTCTAGCTATCAATCCTAAAAAAGGCTGGCAATGTTTTGCTGGTTGTGCTAAAGGTCGAACTATTAAAACTTTATTGGAGAAATTGGAACCGGGAAAGAATCTATATCAGTATTTCATAGATAAGTTTCCTTCTTACTATCTCAAAGAGTATACATCTAGACCAAAAGTTAAGCCTGATGCAACTAGATATGATGTAGAAGAGTTACCATCAGCTGTTGATAATCCATATTTAATGCAACGAGGAATCACTAATCAAACAATTAATGATTTTAATATCAAATATCACATAGCGTACAATAGTATTATCGTTCCCATTTATCAACATGGGAAACTCGTAGGTAGTGTTCAACGTAATATCACCGGGAATCCAAAATATGTTAATAGCTCTGGTATGGATCGTGATGCAATCACGTTCCCACTAGATAAAGTTCAACCAAAGGATGGAAGAATAATTTTGGTTGAGGGGCTATTTGATGCAATTAAAGCTCATCAAGAGGGGGTGACCAATACATTATGTAGTTTTGGGGGATATGTATCTCACGCACAGGCTAGGAATCTAGGCTCATTAACTAGAACGGTAGTCATATGTCCTGATAAAGACATATCGGGCCTTAAAATGGCTCTCAAGACCGCCAACATACTATTAAAACTTGGTCTGAAGGTTGAGTATACGTTTGCCCCTGGATTCGCCAAAGATTTTGGTGACGTAAAGGATTTTTCGAAACTAGAATATCATTCACATTGGAAACTCAAAACACTTAAAAAAGATCTTAATTATTTTATGGAGAGGTCATAATATGCCACTGATAAACAAAGGTATGTTCAATAATCAAAGTTTTGGTAACGAGAACTCTGGCTCTAGTGATTTTCGCAATCCTAAATCAATCTTGCGTAATACCGTTAGAATTCGCCCTGGAGAACATGCGGTTCTACGATTTATCACGGATTTTGGGAATGGGGATATGTCACGATTTCATGGAATCCCACAGATGACTGCAAAAGGACAGCCTTATACGTCATATGAGTATTGTAGTCGGCTGAATCTTAATGAATCTGGACCTATCATTACTACTCCATGTGAACATTGCACGTCAGGGGATGAAAAGATTGCTAAGTCCACTTCTCGGTATCTGGCGTGGGTGATGCACTATGGCACATATCATGTGGAACAGAATCCTTTTCTAGATCGGGATGGTCAAGAAGCATGGGAACAAATGAAGATTGGTAATAGAATCTTCTTTCGTGAAGCGGTCAAGAAGCCCCAACTCCTTAATACTTCATATACGTTATTCAAAAATATTGAAGATAAGTGGGATCGGTATTCCACGTTGTTAGGACGGACTTTCGATTACATTTCGACTCGTCCCTCTAATATTACTCAGTACTCTCTTGAAGTTTCAGATATGACTCTTCAAAATGATTTTTCTCAAGAAATCCTAGATATTGAGAATGATCTACCTGATTTGGAACAGATTGCTGCTAAATTAATTGTGGAATTGGATTTGATATCCGTGGGTACAGAAACGGATGAAATGGCAAAAGAACAGGTCGAAGATGCTTTTACTAATATGGCTAATATGAAGGTTGAGGGGCTATAAAAATGGCTAAAGTAACTGTTGAATTGGCTCTAACACTCAAGATGGCTTCGGGCGGGGGATATAATTTCTTTCGTCCTTCCATCTCCATTGCTGATATAGATACGGAACAAGATGCGGCACCGCAAATTGAACGTGCTTTAGAAGTGGTTAATGAGGCATGGGCTGAAGTCGAGGACTCGATGTCTAAAATCATCACTTCGTCTGATGTAGCGGAAAATGAATCTTTGCTGGTTGAATTGGGTAGGCGGATGTCTACTATGGAAAAACAACTTGCCACTGTAGCTGATGGCAAGGTGCAAGGGTTTTAATGGTCGAAGTCAATCGTAGTATCTTGGAGCGGAAGTTGATTACAATCTCTTCCGCTCCACGGTCTAATTCCTCTTTTTCTCCGTTATTAGGACAGTATACTGGCAAAGGTACATTAACATTTTGGCAAGATGGCTACATGCCGATTTGGGATAGTGTGGATGTAGTTGGGGAGGATGAGTTTACTTTTTCTGTAGACCCTTCTGTTTTTCATACTATAGTTAGTGGTTTTAAAAGTGAAGTAGTGGATTTAAAGGTTAATAGTAAAGGATCCATTATCATTCAGTCTGGTAGATCTAAAGTAACAATTCCGTTTATAGATGGCCCTTTCGATGAAATTCCAGACATGCCAATAGTTGAGACTAGTTGTACCGTAGGACGTGATTTTTTACATGCGTTAGCAAAATCTAAGGATTTTGTCTCTAAGACCTCTGAAAATATGAGCTTGACCTATACTTATATAGGTAATAGAGATGGGAAATTTTTCATCACAGCATCTGGAGCTATCTACCAATATGCTACGACAATTCCGTTTAGCGGTGAGATATTACCGGAATTGATAGTCCCGGCTGAATATGCTTCGGTAGCATTAAGGTTGTTTCCCACTGAAGATGTACAAATGGGAGTAACGGATAAACAACATCTTGTTATGTTCGTGAATTCAACATTAATTTCTACTCGTACTTGGAATGAAAAATATCCTAGTGGGATGTATCAGGCTATAGATATGGAAGGTGAAGTTATATTCACCGCAAATAAACGTAAGATTTTAGAATCTTTACGTTTGGCTTCACAAACCACCAAAGAAAATATGATTGGACTTAGTGGGATTCAGGATGAATTAGATTTATATATTCCGAATGCCACGATGGAAGCGGATTTAATAGTTGAAGATGTAAAGATTGTAAACGAGTTTCCTCGGACTTACTTTTCTTTACCTTTCCTAATTAAATGTATTAATATCTTTGATGAGGAAACTATTAATGTAGAAATTTTATCCCAAGGAAATGGAGCATTTAGAATTGGTACAGGCACAGAAGAAGTTACCGTCTTACAACCTATACAATACGACGCACCTTGATGATGTTAGGGATTCAATCCTAAGCAGCCAAGATACTTTTGTCGCTGTCGATACAGAAACGACAGGATTGGATTGGACTACTAATAAAGCATTTGGTGTATCTTTAGCATGGGATGACCATGGCATATTTATTCGTAACACGGATTTTGGAGCCGATAATATTGGTAGACTGATGAATGAGTTATTCTCATCTACTGAAAAGACGTTTGTTTTTCATAATGCAGAGTTCGATCTCCATATGATGAAGGCAACGTATGGCACTAATCTACCTATTAATCTTTTAGACACTATGCGTCTGTCATATGTTGCTGATCCAAGTTCTAAACACGGATTGAAAGACCTAGGAGAGATAGCGTTTGGGCCTGATGCAGGGGCTGCGGAAGATATAATCAAAGAATACATCCGTAAATATAGATTAAAGGGTTATCATCAAGTCCCACCGGAATTTATGGATCCTTATGCTGTATTAGACACTGTCTTAACTAAGGCATTAGCTCATCTCTATATGGATGCTCCAAGATCCTCTGAGGAACGCCAAATAACTAATCTGGAACATGCCCTAATCCCTATAATTTTTAGAATGGAAGAAAATGGTTTACGTATTAATACAGAATATGTAAACAAAATGATAAAAGAATACCGTGTGGAACAACGAGTCATTCAAGATAAGCTCTATCAGATTGTAGGGTTTCCTCTTGAGTTTAATTCTAATCAGCAATTGGCTTCTTATCTTTATGATACGTTAAAGATAAAGCCTTCTAAATTAACTGAGACTGGACAACGAAGTGTTAATGAGAAGACTTTAGCGAAAATCAAACATCCGATTGGTACACCAGTAGCGGAGTTAGTATTACGTAACCGTAATTTAACTAAATGGTCTAGTACATATCTGGAGCCATATAAAGATATTCAAGGGCGAGTTCATCCACATTGGAATGCTATGGGTGCTCGTACTGGTAGATTTTCTAGTAGTTCTCCAAATATGCAGAATGTCCCTAAAACTCTTAGACGCACCTTTATTCCTGATACTGAGTTTTATGACTTTGATTATTCTCAGATTGAATTACGCATAGCAGCAGCTGTTTCTAATCAACGCAATATGATTCAGTCGTTTAAAGATGGAGAAGATTTACATGTTAAAACGGCATCTTTAGTTTTTCAAAAGGAATTGAGCGAAGTTACTAAAGAGGATCGTCGTATTGGAAAGACTTTGAATTTTGCATCGCTTTATGGGGCAGGTATTAGTAAGTTAATGGGTGACCTGGAGATATCTAGAGCACAAGCTGGATTACTTTTAAATCATTTGCATACGGCCTATCCACAATTACGAGCTAAAATACATTCTTGTGAATTAGAAGCCGAAAGAGAAGGGTATATCAAAACTGAGTTTCAACGTAAATTACCTATCGAATCTGGTCAAGGATATACAGCGTTTAATTATCTGGTTCAAGGTACTGCAGCAGACTTGATGAAAATCACGTTGTTACGTACTGCTAAGTATGTGGAAGCGGCAGGGGGAACGATTACTAATTGTGTTCATGATGAAATTGTCTTTGATAATCTTGAAGAGACAGCTATCAAAGACCTTCGAGAGATTATGGAAGATTTCAATTTAAAAGATACAGGAGTTCCAGTGGTAGCTGACCTGCAACGGTCTACAATATCATGGGGTGATTTGATTGATGGCTAGTGATATATCTGCAATTGTTAATATTATCAATAAACAATTAAAAACTAATTTGGTAGTTGGGGATGATGACGCATTAAATACGGTGCGTATTCCTACAGGAATGCCAGCATTAGATAATATGTTAGGTGGTGGCATACCACGACAAGCTGTAACCGAACTATTTGGTTATCAGTCTTCAGGTAAAACCTATATCAGTCAACGTATTATTGCTCATGCTCAAACATTAGGGTATAGCTGTGGTTTTATCGATGCTGAATTCTCTTATGATCCGATTTGGTCAGCTAATGTTGGTATCAATACTAAAGATTTGATAGTGTCTCGTCCTGATACCGGAGAACGTGCCTTAGATATTCTGCTGGCACTATGTGAACAAGGGGTGGACTTAGTTGTTCTAGACTCTATAGCGGCTTTACTGCCTACGGCAGAGGCAAAAGAGGGCATGGATCATCTAAGCATCGGTTTACAGGCTAGATTGATGAATCAGCTATTTCGAAAATTAGCTCCTGCTAATGATAAGACTGCTGTGATATTGATTAACCAAATTAGGGCTGGTATTGGTGGTTACATAACCCGTGATGCCCTTCCAGGAGGTAAAGGACAGGAATTCTTCTCACGAATTATGGTTCGTGTTAAGAAGGGTGAAACCATTGGTGACCAAAAAAGTCCACAAGGGTTTTTCATAGAAATGAAAGCGGAGAAGAATAAAACTTATACTCCTTTGCTAACGTCTAGTGTACCCTTCTATTACACAGGTCTACCTGATCCGATTTATGAGTCATTTATGATGGCTTCAGATTTAGATATAATTGTTCGTAGTGGCCCTCAGTATGCTTATCCTGATAAAAAAACTGGTGAAGTGTTATATAAAGCACTTGGGCGGGAGAAATTCTTACAATTAATGAAAGACAATGAAGATCTTAAAATATCAATTGAAGAGGAGATAAGGAGCAAAGTATGACCACTGTTAAAACTTTAGCAGAAGATTTACATAACATTCTACAATCTTTTGGTAGTATGTTAGAGGGTGTTTACCATATAGATGAAGACTTAGCGGCTGAGATAGCTGATAAGTTTTCTACTCGTCTTCATGATACTGCTAGGGCTATTTATGCTGACATGACTGCTGAGATTAGTGATGGTTTAAAGAAACCTCCCAAGAAGCGTAAACGGCGTAATAAGATTGTTGAACCTGAGGCTATGGAGCAACCTGATCGAGCTATTGGTGCTGAAGAGTTACCGGCGCAAGAGAATACGCTTCTTAATGTTTTGGATTCTGGTGATGTAGATTTGCTATCAGAGCGGTTACTGCAAACTGAACGAGTAACTTCTCGTGCAGGTGGCCCAAATACATCTAGTTGGGATACAGATAATCCTACTATGCGACGTATAGGTAAATGAGGCCAGAGCCTCGTAAAAAAGATACTCCTGAACAATTTATGATGGCAGAATGGGTTCGTGAGGCGGGTTTTGGGAGTATCTTAGAACAAGATTTTGAACCATATGTAGTAGATATATACATTCCAGACTTATTGTTGGCGTTGGAGATTGATGGGCCATATCATATGAAACGGCGTGATGAATCTAGGGATGAATATATACAAAGTAACTATCAAATAGAGATATGGAGATTCCCACTACAAGAAGTACGCAAGTCATTTAAAAATGAATTTATAACTAAATTGATAGCATATGCAGAGGAGCAAATAAATGCCTAAACTTAACCAGTTATTAAAAGATAGAGAGAAACATTGGATAGAAGCAACGTTTGATAATTACGACTTGACTCAACAACGAGAATCACACAAACGAACTCATTTTAGTCCTTCTCAAGCGCATTTATGTCCACGAGCATTGTACTATTACATGTTGGGCTATGAGCAAGACCCTATTCCTTCACAGAATCTTCGTCGTATGGGAATTGGTACGGTTTTTCATGAGTTTATTGAGAAGAAGTTAGTGAGCACAGGATTGATGGTTTCTTCTGAAGAAGAAGTTACGTATGAGGATCCTCCTATTAGAGGATTTTATGATGCCATAATTAAACGACCTATAGATGAGAAGAATGTTCTGCTTGAACTAAAAAGCATGGCAGAACCTAAAAATCCTAAATTTGCTGATTATTTACCTCGGCATGATCATTTAATCCAATGGAATCTATATTCGTTGATGACAGGAATAGATGAAGGTATCATTTTCTACATCAACAAAAATAATCAACAATATATCATCTGTGAAACAGAACGAAATGACTCTATCATTGAATCTACATTTGAGAAATTTAGACAAGTACAAGACTATCTAGACCGGGGGGAACATTATCCTTATCAACCAGATTGGAAACATGAATGGTGTAACTTTAGAAAGACTTGTGAAAAAGACTATTTCATAAAGGGGATGTAACATGGTTAAAGTCTCTACATTTTTACAAAAGACAGCAGAATTACATAATATTAATGTTCAGTTTCCTGTTCCAGAACGTCCTGACGGAAGCCATTCTTATCAATTCCCTCTTAATCCAGACCGTCTTGGTGATGGTCAAATAGAGGAATGGTTACTGTTTTTTGGTGCATGGCGAGGATACTTAGCATATCAAATTGCTAGTTTAGATGGTGAGTGGACAATCTTGTCTGAGGGTTATGATTTACTGTTATCTACTAAGATAGCTGAGTTAGAAAAACAATCTGATAAGCGTCTGCTTAAAGACTCATTGCGAGGTCTAGCGTTAGCTGAAGATGAGCAGCTTGAAACTCTTAAAATACGTGTTATTGAAATATCTGCAAAATTGAAAATCCTTAAAGGTAGATTGAATTTATACGAAGCTCAATTTGAAACGATAAGTAGAGTAGTTACTAGACGAGGCCAAGAACGTTTTAAATCATGAACGTTTACGGACTTGATTTAAGTACTTCTAAAATTGCCATCGCAAGCCTTTCCTTAGAGGGCTTCGACGTGGTAGAATTGACCTCTAAATCCCGATCTTGGGAGACTCGTCTTAAAGGGTTATATGAACAATTTCTTCCGTGGGTACAGAAACATGTTACTGCAGATGATCTTGTTTGTATTGAAGATATACCATTAGTCCAGAATCGTCAGTCTCTCATTAAACTGGTTCATGTATTAGCGATGTGTCGTGTTGTATTTATGCATCACGATATAGATGTCTTTACTGTAAATGTGAAGACTTGGAAGAAGGATGTTATCGGTGACGGCGGGGCAGATAAGGATAAGGTGAAGGCGATGGCTATAAAGATTATGGGACAAGATATTAGTAAGTTATCTCAAGATTCAATCGATGCCTTAATGATAGCGAAATGGGGTCAATTACGTGTCTCAACATAACTCATCGGGATATCCGCAGTTATATAACTGTTAATTAACGGTTTCGGGTTTGTGAATCTGAGGCACCGAAACCGTTTTTTATTTTGTAAAGGGAGTAGGAATTGTGAAAGCAGTGACATGGAATTTAACAGACCATGCTCTAAAAATATTAGAGTCTAGGTATTATTTAAAAGATAAGGATGGCGTAGCAATTGAAAATGCTGAAGGGCTATTTAATCGGGTAGCCAAGACTATAGCTGCAGTTGAATACAAGTATGGAGCTAGTGAGGAGGACGTTAGTAATTTAGAACAGAATTATTTTGATCTGATGTGGCGTTTGGATTTTCTTCCTAATAGCCCTACATTGATGAATGCTGGTACTGGGGCAGGCACTATGTCTGCATGTTATGTGATGGACATAGATGACAATATGTCTAGCATAATGGACGTTGCTAAAGATCAAGCCATGATTGAAAAGTTTGGCGGTGGTGTTGGATTCTCCTTATCAGGATTACGTCCTAAAGGTCATCCAATTCTTACTACTCAGGGTAAGGCGTGTGGTCCTATAAATGTTTTGAAGGTTCTTTCTCAAGTTGGAACCATGATTACCCAAGGTGGACGTAGAGATGGCGCACACATGGCTGTCATGGAAGTCTATCATCCCGATATTGAAGAATTTATACATTGTAAGAATATTGAAGGGCAAATCTCTAATTTTAATATCTCTGTTGGGGCTGATAGCACTTTTATGGCTGCTGTCCGTGCAGACCGTTATATCCACTTAGCGTGGCCTTTAGACCGCACTTCGTATGAGTTCCCAGTTGAAGGTATGGATGGACGATTTATAGGGGCTACTGAGCTTTACAACTCCATTATCAAGGGGGCTTGGCTGAATGGAGAACCTGGAATGGTGTGGCTTGACCGTATAAATCAAGATAATGCCACTCCAGAATTGGGGCGCATCAATGCTACTAATCCTTGTGGAGAACAACCTTTACTTTCAGGTGAGTCTTGTAATCTTGGTAGCATTAATGTTGGTAATTTTATATCAGGTGTAGTCCCTGGAGCTTACACTTTCGATGAAGAACGGTTTGCTAAAGTTATCCCTTTGTGTGTTCGCTTTTTAGATAACGTGGTGGATGCTAATGTCCATCCTACTGAACATACGACTTTAATGAATCAAACTACTCGGAAGATTGGTTTGGGCATGATGGGGTTTGCTGATTTATTAGTACGACTTGATATTCCCTATGGAAGCGAGAAGTCTATAGAACTTGCAGACCATATCGGTTCTTTGTTGCAACAGACAGCTGATGCAACTTCGATGGAAATAGGACTGGAGAAAGGTAATTTTCCAGCTTTTGATAATTCTCCGTTAAATAAGACTAATGGAGGTAACTGGGCAGCTATGCGTAATGCATGGCGACTGTCTTTTGCACCTACAGGGACTATTAGCATGATTGCTAGTTGTTCTAGTGGGATTGAGCCACATTTTGATTTGGTTTTCACAAAGCATAATATGTCGGCAGCATTAGAAGGTGTTGAATTATTCTATATAAATGAAGATTTAAAAGAGCGTCTTAATATGTCTTCGGAAGACATTACAAATTACCTTAATGAAGGTCATAGCATTGATGGATTGATGGATAAACATCTTCGTGAGATTTTTATCACTAGTGATGCAGTTCCTTATGATTGTCATGTAAAGATGCAAGCTACTTTCCAACAATATGTAGATTCTGGTATTTCTAAGACTATTAATCTTCCTAATGAAGCAACAGAATCAGATATTGCTCAAGCTTATGATCAAGCATGGGAATTAGATTGTAAAGGTATAACTGTATATAGGCGTGGTTCTAGAGAGCGAGAAGTACTAGTGTCTAATCTTCCTACTGTACCTAACGTTGCTGGGACTTCCACTGTTACGCCTAGATCTCCAAAGCTAGTAGGCTCTACTGA